CTAGTTGTTTAAGGACAGGGGCAGGGATAGCCGACTTAGCTACAAACTCACCACCAACCTCAATCGTTTCTTCAGCAGGCTTGGCCTTCTCAATAGCTACAGCTTCGAGTTCTTCAACCTTACCTTTGAGGGTTTCGATTTCTTCCAAAAGCATCTTGTTCACTTCTTCGAAGGACTTTGCTTCTGCTTTCCACGATTTACGAGTCATGGGCTTCTTATTGCCCTCTTCGTCCATCATTTCATCTTCCATCTCGTCGGCATCCATATCGTCCGACTTCATCTCTTCTTTGTAACCCTTCTCCGTAGTCTCATCGACTTTGGTAAGGTCCAAATCAGGTTCTTGCTTTTCCATGTGTTCCCCTTCAGGGCTGCGCTTGAAGATGGCTACCTTAGCGAGTGGGTCATCGCCCATATCGACCAAGGACACTTCCTCAAGTTCCAAGTTTACGAGTTCGGTGGGCATTACACCATCTCCTTCAATGCACGACCACCAATACTGAAGGCCGAAAGTTTACCGCTTTTAACATCTTGCCACACTTGGTCATCGTAGACCTTGATAGCAATAATCCAGCCCTCACGGTCAGACTGAATACCCAGAGCCTTGGCTACATCATTAGTCAAAGGCATGGAGTGGATTACTTCACCAATACTTTCACCAGAGTGCATCCTCTTGGCGGTACGCATGGAGAGCATAAAATTAGTGGCTGCTTTAGCCAGTAGTTCGGGTCTAATGAACTCACCACTGTGGTCAAGGCTAACTTCACCCTTTACTGTAGCTACATAGGCCCAGCCAAATGCGAGACGCTCTTCATCCAGTTGCTTAACAATTTGACCTTCGATCTGGACTTCCTTAGTCATCTCTGATACAGACGTACCTGCTTCCCACATCCGACAAGCCCAATAACGAGCAGAGGTCTTATCTGTAGCCGTGTCGCAAGACATCCTAGAACGGAAGTTACTACGGGCATCAGGATCATCTCTACGGATTTCCATATTAGGATCACCGAAGGTTACTTTCTTGACACCATCGCCACTCTTGACATAGACACCGAACTTCTTACCTGAACCAGCAGGAAGTCGAAAGGGCTTATCAAGAGTGACTTCTTTTCCTTGGTGTATAGCCTTTTCAAAGGGTATAGCGTCTATTTTAGGTTTCCCCATTCTATAATCCCCCTTAAATAACAGCGGCTGTCAGAAGGGCTGTGCCATCGAAAGTCACGCTGAAGCGGCAGTTATTTTCAGCATTGGTGACGCCAACCGTTGCAGTCAACACCCCGGCAGTAACAGCCAATGTAGCTGTAGCGTTAGTTGCCCGAGATATACCAGCGGTGCTAGTTAGGGTAGACCCATCCCAATTTGCAAGCATACTTTTATAGATAGCTGTCGATTGGTTAATACCGTGCATCATCACCGCAGCTTTCATTTCGGATCGTGCGGCAGAATCGAAGCCACCAGATATTGCATACCCGAAAGAACTAGCAGCGGTAAAGTTACGGTCTGCTTTGATGACCGAGAATCCCTCAAGCGCGACAACCCCAGCCAATGAGTTAGCACAACCCACCAGATTGGTGCATTGATTGAAGGTATGATTGACAAAGCGGCCCATGTTGAAGGTCGCAACGCCGTAGTCGCAGAAGTTTGACACGTTATCGCGATAGGTTACCTGATTTTCGTACCGGCTCAGGAAACCAACCGTGCAGTTTACAGCCGTGTTATTCGAAACCCGGTTGCCAGTCTCCCCGCCACCCATGATGTCATAGCCATAGGCGCAGTTCTCGACCACGTTACCAAATACCAAAACATTCTGCGCCGATGTCTTTTGCAAGCCCGAGGTGAAATCGTACACCCAAACGCCAAACCCTTCCTTGATGCCACTGGTTTGTACCATCACGTTATTGCTGATAACAATATTACGGCACATTGCACCCGCGCCGCCTAGGCCAGCCAGCACGTTGATAAAGCCTGTTTCTGTCAGGCCCGTAAAATCCATGCTGATTACGTTATCGCTGATCACGACGCTTTCGGCTGCATCCTCGATATGGAACGCCTCCCGAGTATTGCCAGTCATAACGTTGTTTGTAATGACTACACGTTTACAGCCAGCAACGCCGAGCCAATGACCGTCCGTAGCATCCAACCCAGCCAAATGCCCATCACAGACGTTACCAGTGATAATGGCTTCATCTACGCTACCATTTGGGGCGTTAATCGAAAGAGGTTCCTTCAGCCCGCCAGTTACACGATTATTCAAGTATCGGATACGTTTGTGTGTTGAAGTAGACACAACAGATTTCAACAGAAAATAAGAAATCTTGTCAACCGTACAGTTGGAGATTGTGAAATCATCACAATTAACAGCGGTATCCGGTGCTGCCCCTATGTGGTGGTATCTTGTTGATGAAATATCCGCGTTTGTAGAATATGTACAGTTATCCATCAAAAAACTTGAATTGCGGAAATCAATAAATATAGTGTTAGAGACACCTACAAAAGTGCAATTTACTGTCAAAGACAGATTGCGAATGGAGATGTTTGCCCCCCGCAAAATACGCATGTAGCTAAGCGCGTGGGTAAACGTGATGTTGGAGATACCACGCCCCTCCCCTTCAAGGACGATATTATCAATCCCGTTGAAGGTAACATCCGTTGTTAATGTGTAGCTGTATGACCCCGCAGGGATGATCAGCTTTTTGCCCTCGCAATAGGTCATTGCCGCTTGGAACCCGGCAAGCGTTGCAGGCCAATGGGTCAGGCGTGACACCTCCAACGGAACCCACCCGGCCAAGTCGCTGATAGCCGTACCCGAACCGATGTAGCGATAACCATCACCCGCCGCAAATACGACCGTGCCAACTGCCGGGGTCTTGCCGCTTGCCCACGTCACGAAGGCAGAACGGGTAGCAAAACCTGCATACTCTTGTACAGTCCCGCCCCCGCTCATGCTCACGGTGTTAGCGAGAGAACTCTCAATAATAGGGCGAACAAAGAGGGTTCCGTTGTTAGCAGCATTGACTACAGCGGCAACAGAGATAATATTGTTAGGGAGGGCGGGTTTTGTCGCCGTAAGTCCACCAGAAACCGTTGAACTTGCATAAAGGATTGCACCATCAGTATAGGCCGAAGTGTTAATGCCTCGAACTTCACCAAAGTTTGTCACAAGTCCATCTGCACCATTGGCGATACTCTCAGAAGAGATACCCATAATGGTGTGGCTATCTACAGTGTTGTTGGCAATAAAGGGTGCTACAAGAAGGATACCACTATTACCAAGAGAACCAGCAAAGCGGCATACCGTCCCAGCAGCAATAGTAGAGCCAGTATTGTTTCGGACACGATAGTAAGTATCCTGACCAACGTGCATAACAACGTTACCGCCATTTAGTCCTACAGCAAGGGTGTCGTAGGTAGCGTCCCAAGTCAGTTGACCCTCAGTAGGACTAGCGAGACCATTAGCAAGATCAAGGGCAATATAGTCAACAGACTTAAACAACTCTTCACGAGTGATCTTCTTCGTAGTCGCGGTAGAGGTGTCTACGATAGCAAGGACATCATTCTGTGCAGCATCAGCACCCGTAAGGGCAGTCAAGGCACTAATCTTGGTGTTAGCCATTGGGTACAGCCTCCGGGTTTACTTCTTGTGTGGCTTGCTGTAGTCTTTGCTCATATGCACCCTTGTCAAAGTCAAGTTCTGCAATGTTCATCAGGTTTTCAACAAGTTCTGGATGGTCTTTGACTTCAATCCCTGCGCCATTGAGGTTACGAAGGAAGGAAGCAATTTCACGAAGGTCATGAGGGGCAACGTCCCCTGCAACCAACTTAGGCATAACATCCCAAGAGAGGCCATTAAGTTGCCAGATACGTTCTACGAGTTGCTTATTGAGGACATCTACAATATTATTGATGTAGCTCTCAAGGCTACGGAGAAACAAGTCCGTCTTGGTCTTGGAGAGGGCATAAGAGCCACCACTAGAACCAAGCATAAGGAACTCAGCCATAAGACTACGAGCAATGTCGTGTTGGTAGCGTTTGACTACAGGATCAATGTCAATAGACCGAGAGCCATTAGCAGTAATGAGTTCAATGTCCATAAGACGTTGATTGGTGGGCTTACCATCTGCGTCTACATAAAGGTCAGAGGGAAGAAGTGCATAGCCTTGATCATTGTTCTTAAGGTCACGAAGGATACGCTCAAACTGTGACCTCAGATTGGTTTGGTCTGCTGAAGCATCTGAACTCAAATACTCCGCAGGCATACGGCCAATAGGCACACCATGAAGTTCTCGTTCAATAGCCACGGCTTCATAGTTCTGAATCTTGTTGAGATAAGTATAGCTGACATAAGCATTCCTAAGAACTGAACGACCAGAAGGATCATTATTCAAACTTGTAGTTCTGTAGTAGATAGACTTTTCAACAGAGATCATTACGGGGAGTTTACCCCAAGTGGCTTCTTGGTACATGCCCAAGACTTCACCAGTGGATTGGTTGATTTCAAAACGTTCCACAGTCCAAGGAGCACGAATGGCAATCTTCTTTACACCAATACGACCATCGTTGAACTTGGAGTTCTTCTTGGGACTACGGAAGTCCCCCTCACGACGTTTGTAGATAACTTCGAACCAACCAAACCCATAGGTCAAGTAAGACAGTGCTTCCGAGATGTGATCGTCAAGGCTTTCATCCATGTCGTCCAACACAGATTTAAGGAAGTCGGCTTCACGTTTTGCTTCTTCACTATCGTCAGCAGGCTTGATTTTTATTTCTACATCTCGTAGGGTTTGCTCTACAGCGTACATTACAGAGCCAACAATCGCATTATTGTCGCGCATCTCTTTGTACTTCTGGATGGCTTTCTTACCCTTAAGTTCTTGTAGGAACTCATCAGCCCTGATGTCTCCGGTATAAGTGTTCTTACCCGACACACCAAGCGTCATTTTAGCAGATGTTTCGGACAACTTATTCATAGGAGAGCACTCTTCCGTAGTTTCTGTTTATTCTTGTTCAACTACAGACAACCCCATAGCTACAAGAGCGGATAGGCCATCCATACCACCGATAGCAGTCAAGGCTGTAGGAGATGCACTGAGAGCCTCTGTGCTGAACGCTAGGGTAGCTTGAGCACGTTCTGCGGCTACCATGTCAATTCTCTCCTCTTTATCCCATGTAGGACGCTGTAGGGGTGCCTGCGCGAAGAGAATCCATTCGTCACGAGCATCAAATGAAGCTGCGGCGTATAGATTTCCTTTGGTGTCTACATAGTTCAAACCACGATAGGTTTCTTCGTCAGCCTCAGAGAAACCAAGGCACATAGCATACTGGTTTGCATCAGGTATAAGGAGTTCAGGACAAGAGCATGTAATACGCATTAGTAGGCCCCAGTCTTTCCATTAACAAAAGTCTCTGCGGAACTTAGGGTTCCTGCATCTAGGTTAGCCCCAAAGCGAACAATGAGTTGGTATATGTTACCATTAAAGGGTAGGGAGGTGCCAGCGCGGCGACCAATAAATACGGCATTGGCTAGGTAGTTTCCTGTACCTTGGTCCCCTGTATTTTGGGAAACTTGAGTACCATTAAGACGAAGGGTTGCTCTGTCCCCAGATATATCCCCAAGACCAGACATTACCGTTGTAAGCGGGGCAGCATAACCTGTTGTCACTGTTGCAGAGGCACCTGAAGTTCCCCTTGAAGTGAAGTCCAAGGAACCAGTGTTTTGGTCATAAGGGACGTGTATGGTAAACGTACCACTACCACCACCCGTTTCTGCAAGAATCCCATAGCCGACAGCATCAGATAATTTTCGCAACCCAGCGAACACTTGTAACTTATCAACCCCCGGAGTGATAGTAGGGGTAACAAGGAAGTCATCTACACCATCGAAGGAGAGATACGACAGGGACCGAACACCAGCCTCAGTAACGTCAAAGGCAGTCCCTACGCGCTGATAGGCTGTGGCGGTGGAGCCTAGTTCTATTTGAATTTTGTTGATATACAGCGTGACATTCGATGACATCGCACCTTTTAGATAGACGTATGGGTAAACAGTGCCGCTTGCACCTCCTGAAGGGTTGGCAGTGTTGCTGCGCCTTTCGAACACCCCAACCAAGCTGGAAGTGTTAGCCTCAGTAAGTAGCATTTCTGTCAGACCAGTCGTCCCCGTGAAATAAAGTGCAATTTGTTCACCCCCAACCAGTGCACGCGACAGGCTTAGATGATAACTGGTGCAGTAGGTGTTACCAATAACTACACTAGCACCCAGCGCACCAGCAGTTCCACTTTGTAAAGCCCGCGTTCCGGCGTAAGTAGCCGTCATAGCAGAGGTGAAGGTTACTGATGTACAGGATTCTCCAAGGTAGGTCTGCGACATTGCCAGCGTTGGAGGAGTAGTTCCTGCTGTCACCCAGCCCGTATCGGCTTGAGTCATGTTCCCCAGCAAATTTCTCCGACCACCCAGAGGCACGATACCATAAGTAGGACGAGAAGCAGCAGTGGCCTGAGTGGCGTTATTCCCTCTACCGCTTTTGTCGTTAATACGAGCAACTGTCTGACCCGGAGTGGTCACAGGGCTGGTGCCTGCGGTGTCTTGGAACAGAGTAGTCAAGTCACTGGGGTCGTACCATAGGCCGGGTTCTGAAGCAGTAAACAAGGACAGAGGAGAGAACCTAGAACCAGAAAGAAGTTGCCCTCTAAGGGACACAGGAAGAGCAATAGAGGGCATCTTAGTTAATCCTTAGATAACCAGAGAGTGAATACCAGTAGCAGTAGTACCAGTTGCTTTGATCCGAGTAACACCAGCGCAAGTCACATAGAAGTTAGACGGGAAGGTAACTGTACGATCAGTGCCCTCTACGGTGAAGACTACAGCACCACCAACGGTCACATAGAAACCAATGACTTGGTTGTTGGCAGTTGCGCCCATGTTATCAGCAGAGTTATTTGTAGTAACTGGAATCCAGTCACGAACCATTCCAGACGTAAGGTCTACATAGTTAGCCATTTTTCTAATTCCTAGATGAAAGACCTTTCGCATCGGAATAGGCCAGATTGAGTTCAGGTTTAGCTATGCCTTTTAGGGCCAGTTCAGTAATACCCCAAACCATAGCATCAAGTCTGTCAGGAGAACCGATAGAACCTAGTGGCTCCCACTGGACTAACTGGTCCTCTAGGGCATCAAGACCTCTAAGGTGTTTGACCTTACCACGCTCATACAAGGAGGATACTGGTTCTGCCCTAGCAAACTTACCCCTAGAGGCATGTACCAACTTAACGGGGACTGTTTCATCTACCGTATGAAGGGTAGAGCGGACCATATCCCCCCCTTGGTTCCTCTCAGCTACAATCTTGTCAGCTTCATAGAGGTTATAGAGAGCAATGGCCTTAGTGGCCCATCCTTCTGGTGTGTAGCGGTCAGTGGCATCCTCTAGGATGTAACTACAGCCATTCAGGTCAATACCAGCTACAATCAAACCCGTCATGTCGCTCTCAGCATTGGAGGTAACGGCAGGGTCAACGGAGATGACGACACGAGCAAGGGTCTTAGCGAAAGCTACAGGGTCATCTACACCCTCTACTTCGCACCTAGACAGTAGCTCCCTAGTCCACAAGGCACCAGAGGCTTCATCCATAATCTCAGCATAGAGTTCCTGACGCCCAAGGCGAGTACCCTCATACTGGTCTTTAACTGCTTGAATGAATGTGGCTGCAAGGTTGACAGAGTTATCAAAGGTAGAACCATAGGTCACTACAGACTTGGGGTTCTTTAGAATATCACGGACAAGTTTAGTGGGTCGGGGGGTTGTAGTCACACAGACTTGAGGGTGTTTACCTAGACGAAGAGTGAACTGGAGCATATCCCAAGTATCACGGTCCTTATTCCATGCAGCAAGTTCATCACACCAAGCAGCTTCAAACTGAGGACCACGGAGACGCTCTGGCTCTTCAGCAGAGAAGAACTGCACATAAGCCCCATTCTCCCACGTCAGGAGACGCTTTGTAGGTGCCCACAAAGGATTGCCTAGTAACTTACCCTTATGGTCTTTATCACCCTTCCAACAGCGTGCTAGGAAGCCAGACTCCCCGTTAACCATAACTCGTTCAATGTCAGAGTTTGTGGCAGCAATAGCAGCGATACGCTTTGTACCGTTCTTTACCTTTGCCCTAACCCACTCAACACCAGCACGGGTCTTACCGAAGCCACGACCAGCATTGATAAACCAAGTATTCCAGTTACCCTCTGGAGCAATCTGTTGGGGTCTAGCCCAGAAGGCCCAAGTGTAGATAAGTTCTTCTGCTTTCTCGGGTGGTAGTTGAGCCAACAAGGAGACTACATCCTCACCCATAGCCCTAAGATCATCAGCATGGATGGGGAGGCCATTCTTCTTGGTCATGGTCATTTGTCAATCTTTAGGTTTGGCGAGGGTGGATGGGATCGAACCACCAACGACGCAGTTTTGGTCCAGCTTGCTGACGCAAGAGACTGCCGCTCTACCACTGAGCTACACCGACGCATCTGTTACAAACCCTAGGTCAATCTTCTTTGTTGTCCGAGGTTTCGTAACCCTGACGTTTCTTACCAAGGAGAGCCAACAGGTCATCGATAGCACCTGTGTCTTCTGCAACGTCTTCGGGTTCAACTTCTTCAATCTTGAGGGTAGGATTCCAACCAGCACGACTACGAAGAAATAGCTCAGCAGCCTTTAGATCACCACCCTTAGCAGCATTGATAACTACAGAACCAATCTCTTCTTGGATGGAAGCCCTAGAAGCTGCAATATCATCACGGTAAATCTTGTAGAAGGTTTGGTATGACTTCGGGGCATTCTTCATTGTAACTACAGAATCGAAGATGACTCTCATAGAGACCCCAGCACAGATGCCAGCCCTAATCTTAGTAGCAATCTTCATATCATGAGGGAGAGATTGAGCAGCCATCTGAATAACTCTTTCTTAATTGGCAGTACTATTGTATTTGACTACAGAATTAGGAAGAGACTGCTTAGTAAATAACCCTACATCGGTAGGTGCAACTACAAGAAGGTTGAGAGTTGTTCACCTAGTTGAAAGGCTATTATCTAAGAGGTCTTATACTATAGTGGGTAGCCTAAGTCGCAGCAAGCTGCTTGGATAACTACAAAGAGAAGGGGGAAAAATAAAACACAATCTTTGTACTGGTAAGCGGATATACTATAGTTCCATACTATAGTTCTCTACTACAGTTCTAATCCAGATACTTTGTTTTTCTTCTCTTTCTTCTTCTTTGTTATCTGTAGTAGGATTCTATAGTTATCCCCCTACCCCCTATCTATATATAGGTACCTTTTTTTGCCAATCGTCAAGCAAGATTTTGAACTATTTTCACACTTTCTGCTAACCCTATAGAATCTAACGAAAGAATTATTTGGATAAGTGCTTAAAGATGCACAAAAGTCACACCTTAAGTATCTTTGCCAAGGTCTACATTTTGTAGTCACAAGACGTATGTCTCAAAACCTTACGGGGCCTCTACTACATATGGTATATCACACTGGTGTAGACACTAACAGGCTTGAATTTTTTGTTTTGAATTTTGGTAGGGTAACCCAACCACCCCGAATCACCTCGGTATAATCCCAAGGGTCCCAACCCACGAATCAATCCCATTGTCAACCCCCTATCGTAAAA